ACATGACAGCTACTGACTCAGCTATTAGCGCAGGTAACGGATACACAGCATCTTAAAGGAGAAGCAAAATGGCAGTAGTGTGGAGCATTACAAATTGTGAATACACAAACGACTCAGACAAAGGTGTGGTTCATGCCGCATGGTCTGCAACAGACACCGATGGTGATTACTCAGGTACAGTATCTGGCATGGAGTCCTATACACCTGACCCTAGCGATAGCGGTTATGTGGCTTGGGATTCACTTGATGAATCTACGGTTTTATCTTGGGTACAAGCAACTCTAGGATCTGATGGAGTATCAGAAGTTGAAACAAAAGCAACCGCCAAGTTGACGGAGGCGAAAACGCCATCCACTGCTTGGGGAGTGGCTTGGTAATAAGTTATTAATTTTTAACTAAAGGAGCAATAAAATGGGTAAAAAAGAAAAAACCCCAATTGTAATAAATGAAGTTGAGTATATGTTAGAAGATATGGCCCCAGAAGATAAAGTAATGGTAAATCATTGTGCTGATATTGAAAATAAAATGCAAAGGATGCAATTTAATATGGAACAATTAGCGGGCGGTAAAGAGTATTGGATTGCAAAATTAACGCAATCGTTAAATGCAAAGTCTGAAAAAGAAGTTGAGGCAAGTTAAATGGCTACAGTCAAAGAGGCGTTAATTCGTATAGAAGCGCATGAAAAAGAATGTTTAGTGCGTTATACCAATATTGAAAAACGCCTTGATGACGGTAAGGCTAAAATGGACAGGCTTGAGCTTATGTTATGGGGTATATACCCTTTTATTTTAGGTGCTATTGTTATATCAAAAATAGTTTAGGAGATAATTATGTCAGAAAATACAATTAAAGTTCCTTCGTGGGCAGTACCCGTGGTAGCAGCAATTATACCTGCGGCTATTGCTTGGGGAAGCATGCAAGCTCAAGCTCAAGCAACAGATGAAGAAGTTGCAAAGGTGTCAAAAGTAGTAGAAAAATTAGAAATTACTACTACAGATACTACAGTTCGTAGTAAATTAAACGAACAAGCTATACAAACTATTGCCGATGGACTTGCTGCTCAAACTGAAATTAGTAAAGCAACAGACCAAAAACTTGGAACGCTTATTGAGCTTATGCTTAAAGAAAGGCGATGAATTTAAAACTAGTTATTGCATTAATTATTGTCATGGACGGGGCAGAAGTTAATGATGATAGAAAAACTTTTTTTAAAAATCCACAACATTGCGAGTGGGTGGCTCAAGAATTAAGCAAAGACAGAAAACATTTTCAAGGGTTTGATCATGCTTTTTGCCGCCCAGAGTGGGTTGCAGCAGACACACCTATAACTAATGTTAACGTCATACCTTTGCCTATACCTGAGAATGAGGAATAATGAAAACAAAACTTTTATTTTGTTTGCTTTTAGGAGCATGTACTAATATTAATCAACCTAAGTTTGAGGGTGAGTCTTTATTAGATGTAGACACATTTTATTGTCCTAAAGACAAGGTTAAATATTGTGAAGGAAGACATAAAAATAATTTAGAATGTGGATGTGTGACTCAACAGTCTTTAAACCAAGCTTTTGAATTTTTAAGATGAGTTGGTTAGAAGACTACAACGGGGACGGAGCTAGATGGTGGCACATTATAGTTTTACTTGTACCAATAATTAGTTTTATTGTTTATGCTTTATTTTTTAGTAGTGGTGTAAAAGAGTGAGAATATGTTAGAACAACTAATAGGCCCAGTATCAGGGTTACTTGATAAGTTTATTGAAGATAAAGATAAAAAAGCCGCTTTGGCTCATCAGATAAGCACTATGGCAGAGCGCCATGCTCAGGAGCTTGCGAAAGGTCAGCTTGAAGTCAATAAAATAGAAGCTGCCCATAAAAGTTTGTTTGTTTCTGGTTGGCGGCCCGCAGTTGGTTGGTGTTGTTGTTTAGCCTTACTATATAATACTATACTATCACCAATACTAGGTATTTGGTTTACCGTGCCCGCCGTGGACAGTTCTTTGTTGACAACCATTTTGATGGGTATGTTAGGTATGGGAGCTATGCGTTCGTTTGAAAAGAAGAATAATGTAGCAAGAGAAAAGTAAGATGAGTCAATTTATATATTTTAAAATAGAAGATTTTAATTGCCAAGAGACTGGCGAAAACTCTATGGATAAAGATTTTATTCACGCTTTAGACCGATTAAGGGCGGCATGTGGGTTTCCTTTTATTATAACAAGTGGCTTTAGATCTGAAGATCATAGTATAGAAAAAAAGAAAACAAAAGGAGGCACTCATACTAAAGGTATTGCTAGTGATATAAAAGTGTCTGGTGGTTCTCAACGTGCAAAGATTGTAAAGCATGCGTTAGCTATGGGCATGTCTGTTGGAGTCGCAAAAACATTCGTGCATGTAGATGTGCGTAAAACAGAACAAATGTGTTGGTGCTACTAACTACAGGCTACCCAAGTAATGGCACTTAAAAAATTAACATTAAAAGCAGGTATTAACCGAGAGAACACTAGATACACTAGTGAAGGTGGTTGGTATGACTGTGACAAAATACGGTTTCGCCAAGGTACGCCGGAAAAGATTGGTGGGTGGAGGCGTATATCTACAAACACGTTTCAAGGTGTGTGTCGTTCTATATGGAATTGGGTAACTCTTGGTAGTCAAAATTTAGTTGGCGTAGGTACTAATTTAAAGTTTTATATAGAAAATGGAGGAGTTTATTACGACATAACTCCTTTACGTAAACCAGCTAGTAATTTAACTAACCCTTTTGCAGTAACACAAGGTTCTACTACTGTGGTTGTTACTGATGCCAGTGGCGGATATCTTGCAGAAGATTTTGTTACTTTTAGTAACGCTTCTGCTGTAGGAGGGTTGACATTAGATGGCGAGTTTCAAATTGTAGAAATTCTTACCACTACCACATATTCAATTACAGCTTCTTCTGCGGGACAATCTTCTGCTACAGGCGGTGGCACGGTATCCGCAGCATATCAAATTAATGTTGGCCCTGCATTCGCTATACCTTTAGTAGGTTGGGGTGCATCAGCTTGGGGTTTTGGTCAATGGGGTACAGGTTCAGAATCTGTAGAAGACCTTAGGCAGTGGAGTCAAGCTAATTTTGGTGAAGACCTTATATTTGGCCCTCGTGGAGGCACGTTATATTTTTGGGATGCTGATGCATCAGGGGGTTTAAACTCAAGAGGAGTAGCGTTATCTTCTGTTAGCGGCGCATCTAATGTACCTACTATACATAATTTAACTTTAGTATCAGACATAAGTAGATTTGTGTTTTGTTTTGGTAGTAATGAGTTAGGCGGCACTACGTTAAATCCTATGCTTGTGCGGTGGTCAGACCAAGAAGACGCTACAAACTGGACTCCTTCTGCATCTAACCAAGCAGGTGATTTAATACTATCTAACGGAACTGAAATTGTTGCTGCTAAACAAGCCCGTCAAGAAGTATTAGTTTGGACAAATTCTGCTTTGTATTCATTGCAATATGTTGGAGCACCTGCTGTATGGACTGCGCAGTTAGTTGGTGAAAATATATCTATTGCGTCTCAAAACTCTGTAGCCTATGCAAGCGGTAAAGCCTATTGGATGGGTAGAGACAAGTTTTATGTGTATGATGGACGCACACAACCTCTACGTTGTGATTTACGTAAATTTATATTTAATGATTTTAACACCCTTCAGTATCCTCAAGTTTTTGCAGGTACAGTAGAGTCGTACCATGAAGTGTGGTGGTTTTATTGTTCTAGCGAGTCTACTGTAGCAGACAAATATGTAGTGTATAATTATTTAGATGATATATGGTATTACGGAAACATGTCGCGTTCTGCATGGTTAGATTCTGGCCTTAGAAATAATCCTTTAGGAGCTACATATAATTACAATTTAGTTGACCACGAAGAAGGTGTAGACGATGAAGAGACTGCAAACACAGCAGCTATAGCAGCGCACGTTGAGTCTGCACAGTTTGATTTAGATGATGGGCATCAGTTTATGTTTATATGGCGTGTTATGCCAGATATTAGTTTTGATGGGTCTACAATAAACTCTCCTAGTGCTTCTATGTCTCTATTACCTTTAGCTAATTCAGGTTCAGGATACAACGACCCCTTATCTGAAGGAGGATCAAACAACGCTACTGTTACAAGAACAGCTACAACACCTGTAGAGAAGTTTACAGGTGAAGTATTTACCCGTGTACGTGGTAGACAAATGGCTATAAAGATAGAATCTAGCGCAACTGGTGTGACTTGGCAACTAGGTTCTCCACGAATTGACATGCGACCTGATGGTAGACGCTAATGCCTCCTGTAGATAATACTAGATATGAAGTGCCTTTCCGCGCCCCCGCCCTGCCGTATCCTCCGAAAGAGTATAATGCGTTAGATTTTGAAGAGTTTAATAAAATACTACGTATATACTTTAATCAGGTAGATAATGCATTACGAAATGCTTCGCTTAATCAACAAGCAGAAGCTAATACTTGGTTTATGGGATAATGGCTAATACTTATACAAATGCAAAAGCAGACCTAACTACTACTGACGTTACAACTTTATATACTGTAGCTAGTCTAACTACGGGTATAATTAAATCTATATTGGTCTCAGAAGATTCTGGTAATGCTGATACTATTACACTTACTATAACTAATGGTACTACTGTGTATAGTTTATTTAAGACAAAAGCCATAGGCGCTAACGCCACAGTAGAACTACTTACTGCCCCCCTAGTATTACAACCAACCGAAATATTAAAAGTTACTGCTGCCACCGCTAATAGGTTACATGTAGTAGCAAGCATCTTAGAGATAACTTAATTATGAAAGTTGTAGACAGTAAAAAGAAAAAATTATCTTTAGCTGAAATAGTTATCATGCATATGGATAATGTAGGTACGGGTGATATTCCTATGGAAGCAGCTATGTTTTCTGTGTTTCAAGAGTTTCAAATGAAAAATGCTATGTCTGTACAGTATGGAAACACCGTATTTGGTGGTCACAGTGAGCCTAATGGTACTCAGATGTTAGGTAGAGTATTTAACGTAGACACCGCTGAAAACTACATAAATAACATGCTTAAATTTGCAGCAAACATTCAAAAAAAGGGTATAACGCATTACCTTGTTACTTTTGACAAAGAGTATGGAAAACAAATTCTTCCTGTATTAGCTAAATTAAAAGAAGCTTTATCGCCTTTAGGAGGTAATGTAGGAGTAGGAATTAGTGAAGATGAAGAAGACTATATGGTATTTGTTTTAGTACCTAAAAAACCAATTAAGCGAGTCGCATAATGTCTGGTGTAGTAAAAGCGATAAAAAAAGTTGGTCGTTGGATTGATGATAATATCTTTCAGCCTATTAAAGACATAGGTAGTTGGATTAACGAAAAAATTTTTAAACCTGTAATTAAGTACGCAGAAGCACAAATACAAGCCATTCTTGACGATCCTATAAAAGCTATAGCTAAGGCAATTGCAATGTCTAACCCAGCAACTGCTGCTATGTGGCTTGCTGTTGTTGAAGGTGTAGATGCTGCTATTGCGGGTGAAGATATAGAAGGTATTTTAAAAGCTGCCGCTAAAGGTTATGTTCAAGGTAAAGCATCGGAGTATGCCAAAGAATTAGGAACAAAAGTAGGGACTAGAGCTGGAGATGTATTTGGAGATGTTGTAGGTGATGTGGTATCTAAGGTTGTAACTTCAGGAACCGAACAAGCTATTAACGCTATAGCTGATGGTAGAGATCCACTAGAAGCCTTTAAAATGGGCGCTATATCTACTGGAGTTGGACTGACTTTAGGCAAAATAAATACCGAGTTAGGTGGTAAGTATGAAGAATTACCTGATGTAGTTAAAAATGTAATACAAGCTAGCATAACTGATTTAGTTATAAATGGTGAGGTTAGTGATCTAACCCTAGCTCGCGCTATAACTAATAGTGTAATAACTGCTGAAGCAGTAGATGAATTCTTAGACAAGATAGGTCTTGGGGACTGGACACCCGAAGATGCAACTGATCGCATGAACGAAGGTACTCTAGGTACTATAACATCTGTAATACAAAACACCGTAGCTTACGCTGCCGCAGGAGAAAGCGGAAGTGATGCTTTTGGTAGAACTTTAGTAAATCGTATAGTTACCGAAGCGGTTAGATCTTATAAAGACGGAACCTTGTTTGAAGACATGCAAGACACCTTTGATCGTTTATCTGGTAAGTATACTGCGGCTAGAGAAAATGCAGAAGCTGTAGATGCTTATGTAACAAAACATCAAGCAGAAGTTGAAGAATACAATGAGCTAACTAAAGCAATAGGTGAACAGGCTACCGAAGTACAAGCTCTAGAAGATGCAAGAGATGCTGCAAGAGATGCATTTAGTAAAGCTATGGAAGATGCAAAAGATGCTATGAGAGAAGGTGGTGTTCCAGACGAGGCTCTTTTAGAAACATTAAGAGAAGCCGGAGAAGCTGCGGAAGCAGTATTTAATGATGCTAGGGCAACTTTTGAAGATAACGTAACAAATGTTTGGAATCCACGTCTAACAGAGTTAAACGAATCATTAATGAATGCCGAGACAGAGTATAACTCATTAATGGAAAGCTATACTGAAGCATTAGATGAGTTAAATGAAGCTACTATAGAGAGTAACGAAGAGCTAGCGCCTCGCATAGCGTCTCTTAATGAGGCTGTAGCAACACAAATAGCACCTGATGCAGATTGGGAGTTTTACCAAGAACAAAATGGTTTTGATACTAAAGAAGAAGCTATCCAACATTACCTATCTGAAGGTTTAGCATCTAACGCGCCTACTACACAAGCTGCTTTAGACTATAACAATAAAATAGAAACTCAAAATGCACAAAACCAAATAGTTCAAGACGTACTAGATAAAACTCTTGGCGATGGTGGAGAGCGTTTTGAGGATATGTCTCTTGCAGACAAACAAAAAGCCTATGAAGCTTTAGCAGAGATGGCAGAAAAAGAAGGCGTACCTATAGAAGAATTAGATGTAAATAACGATAGTCAATTTGCCGGAATAATAGATGCGTTAAAACTAAATGGTTTTTTACAAGTAACTACAGATTCAGATGGAAATCAGACTGTTACACGAATTATATCTACTGACCCTATTGAAATTAATTACACTGATGGACTTACTAATAGTGATTTAGCTAACGGCTCTGCAACTCTTGTATACAATAATGAAACAGGTAAATACGACACGGTATTTGTACCTCAACAACCTAAAGTTTATAACGGCCAAATAATCGCGCAAGACAATAATGGCGAGTTTTATATAGAAGATATGACAACCATCGAAGGCGACCGAGTATATGTAGATGGTACTACTGGGGCGCTCTATACAAAAGATGAAAACGGTGTTCCTATACCTGTTACTAACAACACTCCTATAGAATATTATGAAGAAGAAGAAGGTGAAATCCTTAATATAAATAGCGGTATATTTCTAGACTCAGACCCTTCTGAAGACACAGATCCTGAAGCAGAGACAGAAACGTTTGGACAGTTTATTAATGACAATACTTTAGGAGATACACTACAAGATTTGGCAGAAAATAGCCCTCAAGACTTTGTTGATATTGTAAACGAAGGCAATCTTGCAGACACAGACAACCCAGACTACACACCTCCCAGTTGGTTGCTAGAAGCTTTACAAGACGGCGCAAATTATTTAGCTGGAGAAGGAAAATGGGAAGTTAAAAATCCCGCCGCTGATTGGCAAAGAAATTTGTATGCTAATGGAGTTAGAGCGTTTGCGGGCATGGTAGATGCTTTTGGCGGTTTAGTAGATAGATTTAACGAAGATGACCCTACAAAAGGATCAATAAGAGATTTTGCTGCGGACATGGAAGCTGTAGGAAAAGGCGCTCTTACTGAGGGTTATAACGACTCTGTTACTAGGATGCGAGAGTTTCAAGAAAAACTAAAATCAGATCGAGTAGACGACCCAAACACTCCTATAGAATATTATGAAGAAGATGTATATTACGAAAATCCTAAAACAGGAGAACGTGTATTACTACACGAAGCGGGTAGCTATAAATCGGGAGATGAAAGTAAAAGTACATTTTGGACAGGTATGCAAGATGTATTTAAAACTGCGGCTAATCACCCTTCCGCATTCTTTGGTGAATATATAGTAGTAGAGTTTATGCAAGAAGCTGCTCCTCTAGTAGTTGGAGGGTTAGGTACGTTAACCGCTAAATTTGGATTAGGTGCGGCTAAAACTTTACCTTCAAACTTAGCTAAAGAATTATCTAAAGAAGCTACAGAAAGCATAACTAGAAAAGTAGGTTTGACATCTGCTGCGGCTACTGATGTAGGAGAAAGTGTAGGAGCTAACTATGCGCAAGCATATGAAGAAGCGTATGCAACTGCACTTAAAATGGCTAATCAAGAAGCTGACACTTTAGAACTTAGTGGACAAGCAAGAGAAAATTTCTTAGCAGAACAAGAACAAGGTATGCGAGAGTATGCTTTAGGCTTAGCTATAAATACTTCTAACGTAGCTGGAGTAGCTACTTTAGCTAGTTTATTTGCAGGAGGTATGGCAGCAGACAAGTTATTTGTTGGGGGGAAAGTACCAGAACAATTTCAAGGGGTATTTAACGAACTAGCAAAACGTATATCTGAAGGCGGTACTATTGCTGTTAAAGAAGGAGTTACCGAAGGGTTAGAAGAAGGCATTGTTACTGCCTTTTTACAAGGAGAATTATACCTTATAGATCCTTCTATTGAGGTTAGTGAGGAGGTCGGTGCCGCAGCTACGTTTGGAGCTTTAATAGGTAGTTCTGTAGCAGGTAGCGCCTACGGCTTTAGTAGCACAGGAGATTTTGTATCTAACATAGTTTTATACAACAATCCTGAAGCTAGAACAATATTAGATAGCGTTGGAGATTATGACGAACAAGGCTTATATGACGCATTAAACGACGCAGGATTACAAGATACAGTATTAATTAATGTTATGAATACTGCGTACGATGCTGAGTATACAAGCTCTGCCGAAGCTACCGATGCATTTGCAGGTACAGGGTTAGTTCCTACACAAGAAGATATTAATGCGCTAGTAAATTCTGATATAGGTAGTAGCGAGGGAAATACCGATGCATTAATGGATGAATTAATAAGGTATTGGACTCTTAATTTTGGTACTGAAGATGATACTGATGGAGATGGTATACCTAACAGCGAAGATGCTACTCCTAATGATCCTACAGCAACACAGCTTACTCCTGATGAATATGTTGACTATATAAACCAACAATCTCGTAACAATGCAGGTGTAGATGTAGATGGTAATCCCGCTCCTGTTGCTATTGTTTCTTATGACCCCGAAACAGGTATGTATATAATAGATTATGGCCCAATTGGCATAGATGGCGACCAACAGTTTCAAGTCCTTACTCCTGAAGAATTTTTTGCCCAGTATGCAAATACTTTAGAAGGTATAGCTGATGAAGGTGATGTTGACGAAGGTGATGTTGACGAAGGTGATGTTGATGAAGAAAATGTTGATGAAGGTGATGTTGATGAAGAGAATGTTGATGAAGGTGATACTACCCCTCCTAGACCTTATTTAAACAATCAAGGGTACACAGTAACTACAAATCCTGATGGCACTCTTGTCATCACAGACAACGAAGGTAATACGATCCCACCTTATGAGGGTGGTTTTGATCGTGCTACTACATATAAACCACTTACTCTAATACCTCATCCAGATATAGAAGGTAAATACACATTAGTCGCGGCTGATGGAGAAACTTTGGGTGGTACTTATAACGAAGACGGCACTGCGTTTAAAAACCAGAGGGCACCTTGGGATGATAACCCTGATGGCGTTGCTCCTTATGATCCTTCTGATAATCCTGACATTGCTGAGGATACCGACCCTGTTGTTGATCCTGACCCTGATGTTGATCCTGATGTTGATCCTGATGTTGATCCTGACGTTGATCCTGACGTTGATACTGAAGGTTCTGAGTTTGTCACGCATCCAGAGTTAGATGCGGCATTGGTACCCATACTTGCGGCTATTGCAGATGTATTAGGTATTGGAGGCACACTAGAAGCAGCTATAGAAAGTGTAGCTACAGCTCTTGGCCTAGATATAGGAGATGTACAAGAAGCTGTTGATGATAATACAACTTTATTAGAAGACACTAAAGAAGCTGTTGACAATTTAGTGGAGGCGGGTACAGCGCGAGATGAAGCTATTGCAGCTATTGCTACACAACAAGGCTTAGATTTAGCGGCGCTTATAAAACTTTTAGAAACAAATGGCGAAGGGATTGTAGCTAATGCAACTGCTTTGTCAGAAATACAAACAGATGTAGATGATTTAATAGAAGCAGGTACAGCGCGAGATGAAGCTATAGCTGAGATTGCTAAACAACAAGACATAGATGTTGAAGCGTTAAAGAAGTTATTAGGTGACAATGCAACTGCTATTAGCAGTATACAAGAAAGTGTAGATGATTTAATAGAAGCAGGTACAGCACGAGATAAAGCTATAGCTGCTATTGCTGAACAACAAGGTTTAGATGTAGGAGCATTAACTAAACTACTCAATGCAAATGCTAAATCTATTACGGGCATTCAAAACACACTAGACGCTATGATCGAAGATGACGTAGCTCGTGATGAAGCTATAGCTGCTATTGCTGAACAACAAGGTTTAGATGTAGAAGCATTAACTAAACTACTCAATGCAAATGCTAAATCTATTACAGGCATTCAAACCACGCTAGACGCTATGATCGAAGACGACGTAGCTCGTGATGAAGCTATTGCAGATTTAGCAGCTCAACTTGGTACAGATGTAGAGTCTTTAACTGAACTACTCAATGCAAATGCTAAATCTATTACAGGCATTCAAACTACGCTAGACGCTATGATCGAAGATGACGTAGCTCGTGATGAAGCAATTGCAGATTTAGCAGCTCAACTTGGTACAGATGTAGAGTCTTTAACTAAACTACTCAATGCAAATGCTACATCAATTTCAAGTATTCAAACTACGTTAGATGGGATGATTGAAGATGGTGTTGAGCGAGATGAAGCTATTGCAGACTTAGCAGCTCAACTTGGTACAGATGTAGAGTCTTTAACTACTCTTTTAGAAAATAATGCAAGTGCTATTGCTGACGTAGAGACCGCTGTTGAAGGCGTTGAAACCCAAGTTAGTGAATTAGAAACCACCATCCTAGATAGGATGAAAGAATACCAAGATATTAATGTAGATGCAGATACTGCATTAGCTTTAGCTATAGAAAGCGTAGCAGGAGATCTTGACACTACTAAAGAAGACTTACTTACCCAGTTAGGTAAAACTGAAGAGGATATACGAGAAGATTTTAAAGCTCGTTTTGAGGGTGTTGAAACTCAAGTTAGTGAATTAGAAACCACCATCCTAGATAGGATGAAAGAATACCAAGATATTAATGTAGATGCAGATACTGCATTAGCTTTAGCCATAGAAGAAGTAGCGGGGGATCTTGACACTACTAAAGAAGACTTACTTACTCAACTAGGTAAGACTGAAGATGATATACGAAAAGATTTTAAAACTCGTTTTGAGGGTGTTGAAACTCAAGTTAGTGAGTTAGAAACTAACATATTAGAAAAATTACAAGAAAACGAAGCTGCGGGCATAGATCGTGATAAAGCTTTATCTAAAGCTATAGCTGATGTATCTGCTGAATTAGGCACTACAGAAGAAAATTTATTAAATGCATTAGGCACTACAGAAGAGAACCTACTAACTAGATTCGACGAAGGTTTGGCGGACTTAGGGCTTGATATAGAAACAGTAGCTAATTTTGTAGGTAAACCTGCTAGAGAAGTAACTGATTCAGATATAGATTTTGTAGCTTCTGTAATTGCAGAACAAGAAGTGCTTACTGACCCTACTTCTTTTGTTCCAACTGACCAACAATTACAGTATGATGTTAACAATGACGGTTTGATTGACATTAACGATCAAATTATGCTAGAACAGTCTCTAGCAGGTCAAGATGTTGTGTTTGACCCCGACTCGCAGTTTGCAGCTACAGGATTATATGCATACAATGACGAGATAGCTAGAGAACAAGCAGCAGAAGCGCAACGTAAATTTGATATAGATCAACAGTTAGCGCAAGAACGTCAGCTAGCAGTACAGGCAGACATAGAAAGGTATGCTAAATTAGATTTGTTTGATACCGCTGCACGAGATGCATTTGCACAACAAGCGGCTCAACCTACAGTAGCTACCACACAACAAATGGGTGTTGCAGATATAGACTATTTATATGATTTTGATAGTATATTTGCTACACCTGAACAAGAACAATTTTATGCTAGTCCTTTTGGAGGGTATGGCCCTAACGCATTTGGTGTAGCGGCTGCAAAAGGTGGGTTGTTAAAAAGAAATGACGAACTATTAAAATTACTTGGAGAAGATTAATGGGTTGGTATGCAGATTTAGTAGACGCTATAACAGATGAAGGTTCTGGCGTTAATAATTTTTTAAGTAGTGATTTAGTTAGTGGCATATTACAAGGTGCGGCTACTAGTGGACTTAATAAATACTTTCAACCTGAAATACCAGAAATAGGCTATCAAGGTAAAATACCTGAATTACAAGCTGTTCGTGAACGAGTGCCTATGCAACCTACACCTCAAGGCCAAGAACCACGTAGGCCGGGAAGTGCGGGACGTAGATATTTTAGTGATGTGCAGTTTGCAGAACGCCCTGACACCTCTCCACCTAGCGTAGCTAAAGCGCAAGCAAAAGCAAAGGCTCAAGCTGCTCAATTAGCACAACAAAATTTACCCCCTACAGGCATGGCTATGGGAGGCATTGCATCTGCCAACAAAGGTTATTTTTTAGGGGGTAAGACTGACGGAATGGCTGACAAAGTTCCAGCACGTATTGATGGGACACAAGAAGCCCGTCTTAGTGATGGTGAGTTTGTCATACCTGCTGATGTTGTTAGCCATTTAGGTAATGGTAACTCTGATGCAGGAGCACAACAATTGCACGGTATGATGAATAACGTACGTGAAGCACGTACAGGGAACCCTAAACAAGGTAAACAAATAGACCCTAACAAGTTTATGCCTAAAATGGCAAATGGTGGTATTGCTTCTTATATGTATGGTGGCCCTATACAAAAATTTAGTAACGGTTCAGAAGATCCAGTATCAACGACTACTACTGACACTACAAAAACTGCTGGAGGCGACACTTCTACAGGTGGAACTGATCCGTTAGTAGGAGAAGTAGCTGGAACAAGTGAATCCTTAGCTAACTGGGCAGGTGATTATGTAACTGACATGTTAGGTCAAGGTAAAGCTTTAGGAAATCAAGCCTACCAGTCCTATCAAGGGCCGCTTAGTGCAGGAACATCTAGTTTACAAGATCAAGCATTTTCTGGTATTGGTTCTTTAACTACTCCTGAAAATATGGGTGCGTATACCCCCCAAACGTTTGGCGCAGAGCAAGCTCAACAATATATGAATCCTTATCTAATGGCTTCTCTTAATCCTCAATTAGATGAAGCTAGACGGCAAGCTGAAATAGACCGTGTAGCTAATGCAGGTAGAATGACACGGGCGGGCGCATTTGGTGGTTCTCGTCAAGCACTTATGGATATGGAAGGACAACGTAATTTACAAGCTAATTTAGCTAATATAACTGGACAAGGCTATGCGCAAGCCTATGACAGGGCGCAACAACAATTTAACACTGAGCAAGGACGTAATATGGAAGCTCAAAATATGGCTAATCAATATGGGTTTGACGTACTTGGTAGACAAGAAGCCGCAGGTGCTACTCAGCGAGGTATTGAATCTGAAGGTATGGCAGCAGATTACGCGCAGTTTAGAGAAGAACGTGATTTTCCGTATAAACAAGTACAGTATATGCAGTCGTTATTACAAGGATTACCTATAGAAGCTCAATCAGTTTCTTATAATGCTCCTAGTCAAGCGGCTCAATATGCAGCAACAGCAAAAAGTTTAGCTGATTTATACAAATCGTTTGGTGGTGGTTAATAAAAGTTTTAGGAGATATAAATGTTACAACAAGGTTTAGGTACTTTAGATAGCCGAATAGATAAAAAGGCTGATGTTCTTAGAGCAAACCCTCAAGCTATGGGACAAGCTCAACAAAAACAAAAATCTGATATGAGTAAAGGAATAACTCCTGACTTAATGAATGCTCTTGTTTTACAAAAAATAGCTTCTGAAAAACAAATGGCCGAAAACCAACTTAAACTATCTATGGAACAAAATCCTGCAACTGTAGTTGACCAACTAGAACAAAATGTTATAGCGCGTACTAAAGATGATTTAGTAAAACAAACCGCAGGTATTATGGGCGAAAGAGACAAAAAAAGAAGACAGCAAATGTCTATGGCAAAACCTCCACAACAAAGACAACGACCTCCCATGCCTCAAGGTGCATCTGCGGGGTTACGCGCTGCTCCCCGCCCTCCTATGCAAATGGCTAATGGTGGTATTGTTGGGTATAACAAAGGAGACAAGGTAGAAGCTAAAAAAGAAGAAATGCCTTCTGGGTTTTCAAAGATGTTTGGAGACGTGGTTGATTGGGCAAAAGAAAATCCCGTAGAGGCTGTAGGGCTTGGCATGATATTTATTCCCGGAATTGGGTGGGCAGGTAGTGCTGCATTAAAAGCAGGTACGATGGCCCTAAAAGGTGCAAACGTATTATATAAGGGGGCTAAAAGCATAGATTACGGTAAAAAACTTGCCCAAGCTACAAATGCTGCTAAACAAGCTCCCTCTGCTGCGGGGAAACTAGCGGCTAAAACTGTTACGCGTCCTAGTACATCTACCAAAAATGTAGTTGATGGAGTATCTAAAGGTATAGGACGAGAGTATTCTGCGGGTAGAACTGCCGCAACCGGCGCGGGCATTTACGGTATAGGTAAAGGATTAGGCGCACTTGACCAAAAAATATCTGATGACGTAGATACGTCCATAGCAAAAATTGACGCTGAAGTTGAAGCAAAATATGCAGAGGATAAGGATAAGGATAAAACAAT